GAGATATTACCCAAAATTAAAGGAATGGATAGTATCGTATATGCTGCACCATTTTCTAAGAAATATGCAATAGAAATAAATAACTTGATTTTTGAAGATATTGAATTAATAAATCAGGAAACTATTTTAAATATGAATATATTTATTTATGGTGAGAAAAAAGATGTTGAAATAAAAACACGTTTGGACAATTATAAATACTTCTTAAACAATATAAGAACAATCATATAACATAAGTAACTAACAAATATATCCAACAGAATTACTATATTGAAGCTAAAAGCAAAGGGTTCGATAAAAAATAAAAAAACCACCTCAATTAAGAAGTGGTAATTTTCGCTATGAAAATGAAATAGTAAACTATTACTTTACAAATATAAGGAATTGATTAAACAATCTTTTATCAATCTTTTGATGGCAGCTTAGCAAGAACCCTAATCACTTGTGTAGTGGCAAAATCTTTACCTGTAGATGTTTTAAAACCATTTTCATTTAATTGTTCGGCAATTTGTCTAAGTTTCATATCTGCATAGTTTAAACTCCTTACAAAAGCCAATGCTCGTTTGTTATGAGGGTTATGCTTCGCTTTATGTTTTATTGATTCTAAGCCCTTAGCTTTGGCTTCATCTGTTAGGTTTTGTGGATTACCTAATTTCTTTTTGGATTGCGCTAAACCCTCTTTTACACGTTTAGAAATAGCTTTTGCTTCGTGTTGTGCAATCGCTGACATTATATGAATTGTAAGTTCATTTGCTTCAGGCATATCTACTGCCTTAAATTTTACTTTAGAATCCATTAAAGAAGAAACAAAAGATACATTTCTAGCAAGTCTATCTAATTTGGCAATAATTAATGTTGCACCTGTTTTGGCACAAAGTTCAATTGCTTCATTCAGGATAGGTCGGTATCGTTTATTAGTTCCTGTTTCAATTTCTGTAAATTCTGCATCTATCAAATCAGGTGATATAAATCTTTCAACTGCGTGTTTCTGTGCTTTCAATCCTAATTGAGATTCACCCTGTTTTTTTGTTGATACTCTGTAATAAGCTACATATTTCATAATCTTTTCTTTTCTGCCTTACAAATATACATATTATATACTAATGTTTAAGGTTTGTATAACTTATTAACAAACACACAATAACTTTAGTATTTCAAAACGCAAAATAGAAATACAATTACGTTATATGAGTAACAATGTAATTAGAGGGGAAAAAACACTATTAACTTTCTTTTGTCTAATCATAAAATAATAATAACTAAATCACTAATAATGAGTAACTTAACTGAAATCAAAGAAAGTGTAAAAAGCACTAATAAAATATGGCAACCAAAACAGGATAAGCAATGGAAACTTATTCAGGATTATAAAAAATATGATTTTAATTATCAGTCAGTATTGAGGATAAATAATAATTATCAAGATAACTTCACCAATGTTTACAATAATAAAATGAGTCCTAATTATGTAGATGGAATTATGGATAGACTAGTCAATAGAAAATCAATTACTCAAGCAATAGCATTCATTGAGTGTGATGATAATCTAAACAATCATTTACACTTTGCTTGGCATTGTCCAATAGAATTAACTAGGAAGCAATTAGCAAACACAATGAGAACTAATATTAAACATATTAGAAATATTGAGCCTATAAATGGAGTAGAAGCTGCTATAAGGTACTTTACTAAAAGAACTGAAGCTACTAATAGCTATCAAAATATGTATGCTTAAATGCGAGTTAATCAAAAACAAAAAACTATGGAAAAAATAATATCAATTAGATTATCTGAAGATGACAATAAATTTATTGAATCAGCAGCAAAAAAGGAAAGACTATCAAAGTCAAGTTGGATAAGAAGAAGAATTTTTTTTAACAATAAATAAAATACAACTATTTATGCCTAGACCTATAGGTTCTCAAAATAAGCTAACTGCAGAAGTAAAGGAAAAAATAGCTAATATGATATCAGATGTATTTGAATCATTAGATATAAATTCAATGAATCAACAAGAAAAGTTAAAGTTCATTCAAATAGGGTTACAGTATGTAATTCCAAAATTAAGAAGCATCAAGCAATCAGAACCTCTACAAGAACCACAAACGTATCAAATAGAAATTATAGGAGGTTCAGGTGAGAAATAAGTCCAATAAAAAACCTTATTTAATCTTATCTAATGTCTTTTATGCTATCTAAAAATGAAGATTTAAGTATCAATAAATTACTAATTGAATTAAAGAATAGAATGCAATCATTATCTGACTCTGACTTTGTAAAGTACTATATACAGTTAGCAAAGTTTGTAGTTCCAATTCAGAAATCTATTGATATAAGAAAACCTGTTGAGGATAAAGAGTTTGAAATAGCAGTTTTAGATGGCAAAGGAGAAGTTACAGATACTTATGTTAGCGTATTCAAAGGAGAGTAAAATATTGTTTGAGTATGATGTAGATTAAGACCATAAATATTCTTTTTAACAAGTAGAGGTTTTCAATGAAATGAGGGATTATTGTATACAGTTATTTTATTTTATTACTTTTGAATAAAAACTATTATGAAGAAAATTACTTTTTTACTCGTATTCATTTCAATATTTGGATATGCTCAAACTCCAATTACAGATGCTAATATTCAGACAGCAGTAAACGATTGGGTTTCAGATGTATCTACAGCAACAACTACCTATGGTAATATCTCTGATTGGGATGTAAGTCAGGTAACTGATATGTCAAATTTATTTAAAGGTAAAACTACTTTCAATGATGACATTAGTGCTTGGGATGTGAGTAATGTTACTAATATGTATGAGATGTTTAGAAATGCATACGCATTTAACAAAGACATTGGCTCTTGGGATGTGAGTAGTGTTCCTAATATGCAGTGGATGTTTGGTTATGCAACCTCCTTTAATCAAGACATCAGTTCTTGGGATGTGAGTAATGTGACCGATATGAGTTATATGTTTGGTTATGCATCCGCATTTAATGGAGATATTGGTTCTTGGAACGTGAGTAGTGTTACTAATATGTATGGGATGTTTTGGGGTGCAACCTCATTTAATCAAGACATTGGTTCTTGGGATGTGAGTAATGTGACCGATATGAGTTATATGTTTGTTTATGCATCCGCATTTAATGGAGATATTGGTTCTTGGGATGTAAGCAAAGTTACTGATATGCAACGGATGTTTTTTAGTGCGTCCTCTTTTAACCAAGATATTGGTGCTTGGGATGTAAGCAAAGTTACTGATATGCAACGGATGTTTTATGATGCAACCTCATTTAATCAAGACATTGGTGCTTGGAATTTGAGTAGTGGAATTTATATGGTGGCTATGTTTTTTAATGCAACCTCATTTAATCAAGATATATCAAGTTGGTGCGTTACAAATATTAGTTCAGAGCCATCTCAATTTAGTCTTAACTCACCATTGTCTGAAAGTAATAAACCTATTTGGGGTACTTGTCCAAACACCCTAACCCCAATTACAGATGCTAATATTCAGACAGCAGTAAACGATTGGGTTTCAGATGTATCTGCAGCAACAACTACCTATGGAGATATCTCCGATTGGGATGTAAGTCAGGTAACTGATATGTCAGAATTATTTTTTTATAAACCTACTTTCAATGATGATATTTCAAATTGGGATGTGAGTAGTGTTACTGATATGTCGGGTATGTTTGCTTATTCATCCGCATTTAATGGAGATATTGGTTCTTGGAATGTGAGTAATGTGACGGATATGTGGGATATGTTTCAACAAGCACCGGCATTCAATCAAGATATTGGAGCTTGGGATGTGAGTAGTGTTACTGATATGTCTCAGATGTTTGGTCAAGCCTCCTCATTTAATCAAGATATTGGAACTTGGGATGTGAGTAGTGTTACTGATATGATTTGGATGTTTCGTAGTACAGACTCATTTAACCAAGACATTGGTTCTTGGGATGTGAGTAGTGTAATTGATATGGAGTATATGTTTTTTGGAGCAAAATTATTTAACCAAGATATATCAAGTTGGTGCGTTACAAATATTGTTTCAGAGCCATTTGAATTTAGCCTTAATTCACCATTGTCTGAAAGTAATAAACCTGTTTGGGGTACTTGTCCAACTGCAAGTATAGAAGATGAACACTTATTAGCTATTTCTATCTATCCAAATCCAACAGACAATACTTTGTTTATATCGGGGAATGAAACTCCAATAGCGGTGGCTATTTTCAATGTATTAGGCAAGGAAGTACTTTCTATAAAGAATACAAACAACATTAATGTACAAGCATTGCCAAGCGGTGTGTATGTGATTAGAATATCAGATGGTGTGGGGCAAACTAATAGAAAGTTTATAAAGAATTAATCAGACTTAAAATAATTTAAGAAGCCCTTTCAGAAATGTGAGGGTTTTTTTATGCGTTTTATGTAAAACAAGCCTTTCTCAATCTAAGTGCCTTAAACCTTAGAAATCAAAAGAAAGCCGAATAGTTTTAAAGGTATTTACTTTAAATCAATAAACCAATTTTGAAAAATAAAAAATATTTCGAATAAATAAATAAAATCTGATAGCTTTTTCATTATATATATAAGCGATAAAAAATTTGCTTGTAAAAGTTGAAAACGTATGAGTAAAAAATCAATGAAAAAGCTAAAAAGATTTAAAAAGAATATTTGGAAATTTATAAAGAATCATTGGAAATTTATTTTAGTGGAAGCGATAAAGCTTATAAGTAAATCAGTAAATTGAACCAATACAAAATTATAAAATAAGTCCAATCAAAAACCTTATTTAATCTTATCTGAATTACGTTCTATTATCTTATTTAGTTTAGTAAGGTTGTTTCTTATATGCTCTTCTATCAACTTTAGATACTTAACCTTATCCTCAAACTCATACTTATTCTTCTTAGCTAGGTTATCCTCTTTCCACATTGGTTGTAGGTTTATGAAATGACATAGCTTAATCATTTCGTCTTTATCTATAGAGGAACCCAATGGAATGATATGGTCAATTTGCCAATCTCCATAGTTGTCCCAAGTCATATCTTTTGTGAATTGTGCTTGTATATGCTCTTGTAGTTCAACCCAACTGCATCCAATCATTTTTTGAGTAATTGTATTCTTAGAATATCCTTGACCTTTAAAAGCAGCATAAACCCTACTCGCAATCTTAACTCTTAAATTAAATAAAGGGTCTTTCTTTTTTCTCTCTTTCTTATAAGTTTGTTTCTTTTCCCTATACTCCTTAGTATCTTTATTTAGTTTAAAGTATTCCTTACTCTTTTGATTTTCTTCCTCCTTGTTATTGAGATATCTAGCCTTTCTTAATTCACTTTGTCTTTCCTTGTAGTTGTCCTTTATCTTCTCATAACTTTTAGGGTTGCTCAATCTCCAAGCCTTATTGTTTTCTAAATGTTGCTCCTTATTGTTTTGATAGTATTTCTTATTCTTCTCATCTAATCTTTCCTTGTTCTCTTTGTAGTACTCTTTGCTTTTTAGTTTTATCTTTTCACTATGCTTTTCATTATACTTTTTGTCGTATGCACTCTTCCTTTTCTTGTACTCTTCACTATGCTTATTCTTTTCCCTATAATCCTTAGCTTCTTTGTATAAACATTTCTTACATACTCTCCTATTCACTCTAAAGCTATCTAAAGGCTTTTTTTCATTACACTTCTTACACTTCTTTTCCATATTTGAGAGATTAATTTATGTACTTATAGTCTACCACCACATTATACACTACTACATTTGTACGGTTGTATATTGTGGAGGTTTGTATATATTTGTAAAAAAAGTAAGTCAATGTTAGCTATTTACACAAGATTAAGTAGAGAGGATTCTGAGTCTACATCTATTGAAAATCAATTGAGGGAGGGTAAATCCTTTGCTAAAGATAATGGTTTTAATGATATCCATATTTATAATGAGGGTCAAGGAGTGAGTGGAGGTGCAGAAATAAAAGATAGACCGCAGCTATTTAAATTACTTCAAGATATATCAGACAATGAAATTAAAACTGTATGGTTTAGAAATCAGAATCGACTTGAAAGAAATTCTTCTACTTGGCACATCTTTACAACTGAAGCAAAAAAATATAAAGTAGATATTTATTTTAATGATAAATTATTTGACTTTGAGAACCCTCAAGACAATCTTTACGGAACAATTCAATCTGCATTAAATCAATATCAAAAAGACTTACAATCTACACAAACAAAAAGAACTTTAAAAGATAATGTTAGAGAAGGAAAGGTATGGTCTGTTGTTGCTTATGGTTATAAATCTGATAATGGTTTATTAGCTATAGATGAATTAGAAGCTGAAATAGTAAAAGAAATATATAATTTGTCTTTGTCAGGAATAGGTACAGGAACTATTGCTAATAGATTAAATAAAAGGGGGGTACCTACAAGGAAAAATAAATTATTTAGACCCCATACAATACAAACGATTATTAAGAATCCATTATATAAAGGAGAAAGAAAATACAGTGGTGAAGTTTTCACATCACCAATAATTATTGAGCCGAACCTATGGCAAAAGGTAAATGATAATTTAAAGAACAATAGAAATAATAGTGGGAAGAAAGTAGAGTATAAGTACCTGTTAAAAGGCTTATTGAAATGTGGCGATTGTGGAAGAAACTATTACGGAAGGAAAAGACTTTCAGGAAAAGACAATAGTTATATATGTTCTAGCAGGAGATACAAAGATTTAACCTGTAGTAATAAAGGAATATTTATTCCATTTATTGAAGAATTAATATGGGGGCAATTATTCACGAGAAGCCTATTTTTAATAGCCTATCAAGACTTTATATCTAGTAATGATAATGATTCTAAAATTTCAGAGATAGAAAAAGAAATCGATGATATTAATATTAAGATTTCTAAAAACAATAAAAAGGTTAATAAACTTTTAGACTTAATCTTGGAGGACGAGGATGACCTACATACTGATTCAAGAAAGTTATTTAATTCAAAAATAAACTCTATACAAGAAAAGGTTAAAACATTAAAAGAAAAAAAGAATAATAATTTAGAAGAAATAAAGCAATATGAGAATTATATTGATTCCTCAATGATAGAACTTTTAAGTAAAGATTATTTTAATCCAAGTTTCAATACTAAAAAAGAATTAGTTAATTCATTTATAAATAAAATCATAATAACATTTGATAAAATTGACTCTACAGGTATCTATTATATTGAGATATTACCCAAAATTAAAGGAATGGATAGTATCGTATATGCTGCACCATTTTCTAAGAAATATGCAATAGAAATAAATAACTTGATTTTTGAAGATATTGAATTAATAAATC